TAAGACACAACATACAATTTAACAATCATGAAATTGAATTATATTTTCAAGATATTCACGAACCTCATGTGGCTTCCGGTCTATTTAGTATACAAGATAATAGATGGATTAAAAAGCCTGTTCACGATCCCCCGGAAATAGATCAGCGTGACATTGAAAAGAAGGCTGAGCAGTTTCGTACAGAAGTAGAATTGATGAAGGAGGCTTTAAATGAAGTCGATGATAAAGATGATCTTGCGTTAATTAATAAAAGAGCTAAAAAATTAAAAGACAAGTTAATGCGGATGCGTCAAGATGGGTTAGCTAGTAAGGGTGAATATTCTGTAGAGAATTTAGCCTTTAAAGATTTACGTAACGATGAGACAATAGCTGAATTAAATAGCTTGATTATTCAATCATATGATCTTATGTTTGGTGAGCAAGACATCGCAGAGAAGAAAGAGAAGAAAGATAAAAAAGGAGTAGATGAATGGATTTTAAGCTTGGTACATGCATTGTTTTCAAATGACCCGTCACATGATCCAAAGCCGCCAAGATATCCATCAGGAATATGAAACAGTTTAAAACATTTTTTGAAGATAATGAATTAGGTGATATAGATATATATGCACAATCACCTGGATCAAAGCCTACTCCATTAGGACAGGTCGACGAGCCTGGGTTAAACACAATATCAAAATATATATACAAAGTTAACGAACGAGGTGATGAGTTAATTAAAAAGTTAGTTACTACTTCGAAGTTTGATACTAAAGATTATCATAGAGCATTTAAATCAGTTTTAGAAGAATTTGATATTAATTGGACAACGTTTGCAGATCATGTAGAGAATAGATTTACTACAGGAGTACAATTAGATAAATTGTTTAGAGGAAGAAAAAATCAGTTTAATTTAAAAGAACGATTACAACCTACTCTTAACTCATGGCTAAATACGCCTGAAGAATCAGGGGATGATTTTTTTGAAGAGATGTTTTCTCTTAAGCATTCGATAGGTACTACGTCAGTTGGTGATGGAGAATTTTTATTAGGTATAATTGGGAATGGTCAAAAAGGCGACGTGGGGGATGTGGATGTTATTACTGTAAAAGGCAAATCATTAGAACTTGGCGCTCAAAGAAAAATAATTGGAGCATCTACCCGAACAAAAGGTGCAAAAGGAGCTGCAACTAGAATTCTCAAAAATATTGAAGCAATAGGAAAAAAGCCAGTCGGGGTAGAGTCTGATGTTGAATGGACTGAAGTAATGGATTTAATTAAAAGTAATTTCAGTGTACTTACTCCAGATGAAGTACAATATATTGGTGAACAATTATTAACATATTCAACAGAGCCAAAAAGGCGTGGTCAAAAATGGTCACCTGCAATTATTATTGGTAGTGTGGTATTATATGATTATATAAAAGGACATCAGGATGATTATATTGTAATTGTTAATTATTCGAGTTCAGAAGATAATTTAAATAAAAAACTAGACAAATATTGGTGCCGATATGCAAATATTAAAAATATGACTTTAGAGCAAACTATTAATTTATCTATAGATCAAAACACCTGGTATGTATTTGAGATTTCATCTGATGGTGTTAGAATAAAATTAGGTTAAAATGGTATTAGGATTATATGATACAAAGATAATGGGATATAGGGTAAAGATTATGCCTTATGTTATTGGTATCTTTGATGATGATAATATGATTGAAGGTGGTAGGATTCCTAATAAGATTGTAGAATATTTAATTGAAGAAGGGTTCTGTGATACATGGTTAAAAAATTCTACTGGGATTAAGGTAAATATATACAGACAAGGAAAATGTTAGCTTATAAAAAATATTTCCTATTATATGAAGCAGCTGGGCCGAATAAGCACTTGACTCACCTTGAGGAGCTTATTCTTACTGATAAAAATGATGGTGCTGTGAGAGCTATTAACTATCTTGAAGCATTAACACAAATATTAGATAGTGATACACCTCGGGCCGTTAATTCAACAGTAAAGTATGACGGAGCCCCTGCTGTAATACTAGGATCTGATCCTAATGGTAAGTTTTTTGTTGGTAGTAAGTCTGTTTTTAATAAAATACCTAAAATTAACTATTCAGTTGATGATATTAAACGAAATCATGCCGAAGCCCCTGGGTTAGTTGATAAATTAGCTCAAACATTCGTACATTTTAAAAATCTCCGATTTAATTCTGTCTATCAAGGTGATTTTTTATTTGACGATGAGATAAAAGAGATTAATGATATTGATGGAGTACAACATGTAATATTTAAACCTAATACTATAGTGTATGCCGTGCCAGTCGCTAGTGAAGAGGGTCAAAAGATATTAAATTCTCAAATTGGTGTTGTATTTCATACAGAATATGATGTTACGTTAGATCAAGAAGGGTATGTTAGATTTTCGACTAAAAAGTTTGGTGTTGATGTTACAAACTTAGATCCCGGTCCGGGTGTATATGTTAAGGATGCTTACTTTGAAAGTGACGCTGGTTATATTACTTTAACAGATGAAGAAACTAAAAATGTAAACTTTTTAATGGGGCTCGCTCGCCAGCAGTTATTAAGAATAGACTTTAATAAAGTCACTGAAAAGTTATTATCTAATTTAAACACATATATTAATACTGAAATAAGAATTGGTGAGTTTTTAGCTGACACTGTAACTTCTTTTGAACGGTTCGTACAATGGTTTACAGGTAGAATAGACAAGCAAATAGAAAAACTTAAAAGCGATACAGGTAGAGCTAAGGCTGCACAAAATAAAGAACAGTTACTATCATTAATACAAGATGCTTCTGAAGATATTTATAGTGTATTTGAATTCCAAAAAGCAATAAAACAGTGTAAAGATATTTTTATACAAAAGTATAATAATATGATGCGAGAGGTTAGTATGAAGAATTATTTATTTGATACTAATGGAGATTTAGTAGTAACAGATCCAGAAGGATATGTTGCTATTGATGCAACAGGTAATGCTGTTAAATTTGTTGATCGTTTAGAGTTTAGTAGAGCTAATTTTGCTATTGATAAAGATAGTAAGTTTAAGAAGAAGTAGTGGTTTCCTAAATTATCTTTGTAAATAATTTAGCGGAATGACTATTGTATTCAACCTTTTTGACTATACCTATAGTGCTGAGTTTTTAAAATCCTGGATAACATTAACCACATATTTAAACAAAACTGGTATACGTTATCATATCTCTCAACATGTAAGTTGTAATGCCTTTTATGCAAAGCAAATGTGCTTAGGTGGTAATGTATTGTCTGGACCTACACAAATACCATACCAACAAACAATTAAGTATGATATATTAGTTTTCTTGAGTAATAAAATTATCTTTACACCTTCTCAATTTATTAAATTATATAATAAATTTTCCAATTATAAATTTATATCTGGAAAGGTAGACGGTAGGTATAAATCTCTTACAGAAGATGATGAGTTTATTAAAGCTGACTATTTAGACTTTGATTTCGTTTTTATACGACAGGGAGTTTTTGAGGAATTAAAATATCCATGGTTCCGTCCGCATGTAAGTACAACAGAATCTGAACAACAGTTTGTTGATATTGATATCTGTCAGCGTATAAAAAATCAAAATATAGATTTATTAATAGATAAGACTGTTGATCTTCGAAGAGGTGATTTTAATTTTATAAAGATAAATGAATAAGACTATAATTATATGTTGTCCGGGAGATAGTTTTGCTGGGAATTTTATTAAATGTTTAACTTATTTAATTAAGCATTTAAACAATAAAGGATTTAAGGTATATTTCTGTAGCGCCTATTCACGCAATATATACGAAGTACGTAATAAATGTATGCTAGGGTCTCCGACCAAAGGTTCTGATCAGCAACCATTTAATGGTATGGCATACGATTATGTTTTGTGGATTGATAATGATATAGTATTTTCTCCATCTGATTTTGATTTATTATATAAAGAAGATGTTAATGTAATATCGGGATTGTATATTATGGCAAATGATAAAGAGTTCGCCGCTGTTGAATATTGGGATGAAGAATATTTTCAAAAGAATGGATCATTTCAGTTTATTGGTAAGGAAGATATACGTACAAGATATATGTCATTTAAAGTTGAGTATGTTGGATTTGGCTTTATTTTATTTAAACATGGAATATTTGAACAATTACAATACCCGTGGTTCGAACCTACATATTTAGAAATTAAAACATCAAAAGACTTTTCTATGGAAGATGTAACATTATGTCTTAAATTAAAAGAAAAAAATATTGATATATATGTACATCCAAATGTTATTGTAGGTCATGAAAAAATAGTTGAGTTACGATTATGATACCATTTGATTCGAGTGAGACTCCAGAAGATTTCTGGTATAATAATCTTAGAAAATATCAGCAAAGAGAACCAGAGAATAATTTTCCTCAAAATTTAATTGTAACATCTCTCGTAAAAGTTAGCAACAAAGAAATAGCTATCTTAAAAGGAGAGTTAAGAAGAGGAGATTTAATATTAATTACATACCCTACTTCAAATCATGCTATTAGAAATTTTATAGGGATTGGAATAGCTGATTGTGAATATTCATTAGATAATAATATTCAAGTGTATGAATTAGATTATAATCAACCTATGACTGATGATTTTATATTTGACTTATTGGTTAAGAGTCATGGATGGGTCATTAAAGATTATGGTGATTTATCTGTCTATTAGGAGATAAATAATTATATACCAGTAAGTTTTGTGAGTTCAATTTCGGACTTATATGCCATAACTTAATTTATAGGTTGTTTAGATATTAAATACTTATATGCCTGTCCTTAAGGATTTTCGTATAAAAAATGGTTTAATTGTTGGATCAGATAATGCTGGCACAATTACTGCAGGAGTAGGTAATTACTCAACAAGCCTAAGTGCTACGTCTTTATTATCAGTTTCTGGTAACTTTACCGGTGTCGGCGGTCTTAGAGTACCTGTAGGAACAACAGCACAACGCCCACCGGACACCGATGGGTTCATTCGTCTTAATACTTCTCTTAGTCAATTTGAGGGTTACGCGAATAGTACTTGGACAGGCTTAGGTGGAGTAATTGACGTTGATCAAGATACTAAAATTCTTCCTGAGTTGACCCCTGGTGGAAATCAAGATACATTATACTTTTATACAGGTGGGACTGAGAGACTACGAATTACTAGTGCAGGTGCTCTTAGTGCGGCAAGTGATGTTACTCTCGCTGGTGATTTAACTGTACAGGGTAATGATATTAAATCAAGCGGTGGTACAGCAATTACATTAAGTACTACAGATGTTTCTATTGGTGGTGACCTGACAGTAACTGGTAATGATGTTAAGGATAGTGGA